TCCGACCGCTGTGGGACGCTGCAAGAATCCTGTCTTTATACTCAGTTGCACCTTATTCTAAGAAAAAACTGAAGTTAAAAGACGTTTTTCCGCTCCCTTGGGACGATGATAACGAACCGGCGCACGATGAAGATGACATCCTTGAGCATTCTAAGAGAATGGAGCAGTTTGCGAAGCTAATGAGCAAGAAAAAGTAAAGATTTTTTATAATGGCAACACCTTTAAAAGTAGAATTAGGCATAGATGACGGTCAGCTAACTTAGACCCTTGCGAAAGATACAAAAAGTGCCCAGGACTTCGCTCAGGAAGTTCGTCAGTCTGCTGCTGAAGTCGAGAAGGACGCAAAAGCGCGTGCCCGTTTCGAAGTCAGCAATAATAACTATAAACAGCAGCTCCGTGCAGCAACTAAAGAAGTACTTAATCTGACTATGGCGTACCGCAAGCTTTCAGATGAAGAAAAAGCCGGTGCTTACGGAAAGGAGTTTCAGCGAAGAATCGCTGCTGCAAAGGAAAAAGCAGCAGATCTGACAGATACAATCGGTGATCTTAACGAAGAGATTAAGCATATGGCTTCTGATACAACCACTATCGATGCTTTCAAGGACTCTATATCGACAGTTCGTGACGCTTTCGGTGCGTGGATATCTATTGCGCAGGCTTGCGGAGCAGAAACTGAAGACCTTGAAGATACAGTCAAGACATTGGGTACTGTCTATCTCGCTGCGAACGGCGTCATCAAGGTGTTCTCTGCTTTCCAGAAGAATTCTTCGATGATGGTTGCTGCGAATGCACTCGTTAACAAGGCTTCTGCTGCATCTATCGTTCTGAAGACCGCTGCTGAGAAGATTGGCATACGCGTGACCAGACAAGCCACGGTATCTCAACTTGCACTTAATGCAGCGATAAAGGCATCCCCATATGTATTAATCGCTTCTGTAATCATCGGTGCAGTCACGGCACTCTACCAGTGGACGAAGGCGAATAAGGAAGCGCAGAAGGAAGTTGATGCACACAAGAAGAGAATCGAAGAACTCCGCGAACAGCAGCAGCGCTGGTATAAGTCAGTCGGTGACGCTGCCGGAAACCTGGTCAGCAAATACAAGAAACTTTCTGATGAGTGGAAGAAACTTCAGACTACTTCTCAGAAGAACAAGTGGATTAAGGAGAATGCGAACGAATTCAAGAATCTCGGCTTGAAGATTCTGACAGTGACTGACGCTGAGAATGCATTCGTCAAGAATACCAATAAAGTAGTACAGGCTCTTCAGTTGCGTGCACGTGCAATGGCTCTTGAGCAGAAGATGATGGAGTCATATAAGGACTATTATTCGAAAGACGAAGAATTGTCCACTTATAACCGCAAAGTATGGAAGAAGTCCGAAGACAATCCGACAGTCCCTTATTAGACGCTTAAAGCAGCCGGAGTTAAGGGTGGCGGCTGGAGTCAGAAGGGTGACCGCAATATCAATCAGCTTTCTTCGGCTGAGATTGATAAGTTAAACGCGTACGAAGCGAAGAAGGCGAAAGACCTTAATGCTCAGAAACGTGCGGATAATAACAAGCGCATCCAGGAAGAAGAGAAGCGTTATGCACAAGCGATAGACGCAATCATCAAGAAGCAGAAGAATCTCGGACTCGGTACTATGCTTTCTACCGGTACTACTACTCCGGAGTATCCGGAAAAGACTTCCGGTTCTTCTTCGTCAAAGAAAGAGAAGGAAGAAGAGAAAGCGCTGAAGGGTTCTCTTGAGGCTCTCCGTAAAGAAAAATCAGACCTCCAGAAGATTCTAGAAAAGGGTACGTGGGAAGCGCACGGAAAGACATTCGAAGGCGTTCGCAATGAGATAAATGACCTTGACAAGTAGATTAAGGATAAGGAGTTTATACTTGGTTTTAATACGGATCCTGCATCAGTCAGTCTTGATACTTTGCAAGAGCAGTTCGATAAACTCTATGCTAAGAGTCGTATGCAGCGTCCAAAAATCACGCTCAACGATGAGGATGCGATGAAGAAGATTAAGGCTCACAAGGCTCAGATAGAGTCAGTGAGACGAATGTACCAGGTTCTGACTGACCGCAAGTACGAATTAGGACTTGATGTGCATCAGCCAGAAGATGCTATTTCCGAATTATACGCTAAACTCGATAAACTCACTGAAAGATTATCGGAAGTAGAGACAATTGCTTCTCCAGACTTCAGTGACGTGATGAAGGAGTTCGATGAACTATTCGCAGAAGTCCAGGCGAAGAAGTTCGAGATGGGTGTAGAGTTAAACGTTGATTCGAACACGCTTGACTCGTTTATGGCTCAGATAAAGTCGGATGCATCCGAACTTCACGATCTGTCTATTTCTCCTAACGTTGATACTGACGAAGCGCAGAAGAGAATTGCAGAACTCAAGTTGAGTCTTATCCAGACGAAGCAAGCGTTCGAGAAGGAAAAAATCGTAATCGTACCCGACATTTCGAAAGTTCAGCCTTCGCTCAATGCAATGGAGAACCGACTTTCTGCACTCCAGGATAAACTGAAGTCAGCAACCACGATTGATGACAAGGACGTACAGAAAGTATCTGAAGAGATTCGCCAACTGTACAAGGATATACAGAAGAAGCGCGTAGAACTCAACGTGGACGTCATCGCGAATGATGAGAAGCTCGAGAATCTGAAGAAGCGCCTTGAGAAGACTCCGATGACAATCGAAGCATCTCAGTCATCTTTCCAGAAAGCAGTACCTCAGGAACAGCCAGGAAAGAAAGATTACGAGGGACAGCTTGCAGCAATAGAGCAGCAGATGGACTTTAACGATTCGCTCATCGACCAACTCAAGGAGATTGCTGAAGAGTACAAGAATCTCGGTGATGCCGGAAAGGAAGGATACGAGGAAGTATGCGATAAGATTAAGGAGACTCAGGCAGCGCAAGATGCTCTTGCAGAATCTGCGAAAAAAGTTGACAAGCAGAACAAGAAGCAGAAGAAGAATGCGAAGAACTGGGAATCTGCTGCTGATGCAGTCGGTTCGTTCGGTGACGCGATGTCAGCGCTTGGAAGTGCAACTGAAAGTCCTGAGCTCAATATTGCCGGTATCATTGCCCAGGCCATCGCAGAATTGTCACTCAACGGTATGAAATCGCTTGCTGCTTGTACCACTCCGTGGGAGTACATCGCCGCAGCTGCAGGAATTATCGCAACTATCGTAGCAACAGCCGCTTAGGTGCATTCTGCTGTAGGAAGTTATGCTACGGGAGGCGTGGTTCTTGGTAACTCATACGTAGGTGACAGAGTTAACGCTCATCTCAACAGCGGTGAGATGGTTCTTAACTCCGGTCATATCAATAAACTGTGGAACTTCATCAATTCTCCTATGGATACCGGTGTTGCTCCTTCTACTACAGGACAGGTAGAATTCTTCATTCAGGGAGATATGCTTCGCGGAGTCCTGAAAAATACGAACAGAAAACTAGCAAGACAAGGCAGAAATACAAAGATATGATATACTGCGGTATTTTTAAAGATTATGATGAGAATGACTGTGAGATCATCATCCGTACGCCGGACAATGACCCCACGGTCGTTCGTATGGACGCTCCGGATTCTGACATCCGCTTGATGACTTCTCCGGTCATCATTTCTTCGGAAACGGACGATATGTTCCAGACAGTTGAAGTGCAGAGTGCTGATATTGCTCTTCTGACGAAGGAGTATTTAGGGGGTGAGATGTTCGCCAACAATGACCGTGCAGTAGTGGTTAACGTCTATTCTGGAAACAAGGTTGTTTTTGCCGGATATTTGGAGCCGAACGTGTTTAACCAGCCGTACGTGAAGAGTTGGGATTAGCTTTCGCTGACAGCGAATGACGGGCTTGCAACTTTGCAGTACCGACCGTATCTGGACATCAAGAATCAGGATTCGTATAATATCAAGAAGGCTGAGATTGATTCTGTGACAGTCGGTGACATCTTCACTATGGCTCTTGAGAACGTTCGTCATATAGACATCCTTAATGACCACTACTCGAATATCTACTATGACGGGAGCGTTCGTCTTGGACAGAACGAAGCAGCAGATTCGATTTTTAATGTAAAGATTTATGAAGCTCTGATGTTCGGTGAAGAATTCGATGACTTGAAGATGTATGACGAACTCTTTGATGACATCTTGAAGTACTTTAATCTCCATATTAAACAAGTAGGCTTTGACTACTACATCTATCATCACAGTTCGATAGGAAACAGCATCACGTGGTATCCGATTCTAGGTTCAAGCGGAGAATCTCAGTCAGTTGCACCCGTCCAGACGGGAGCGTATAAACTGATAACAGATTCGTATATGAAACGCAATGATCAGTACCGACAGAAGCTGAAGCATACGCTGACCGGTGAAGAGATACCCGGAAACCTTCTGACGCTCACTCTGAGCCGTACCGTGACGTACGAATCAGGCGAGTACCGCAGATATTACTACGCCACGCTTCCGAATCAGTCATCTATAAAAACTGATAAATATGAAGTGACCGATGTCAGCGGAGATTTGGACTACTTGAAGAAGGACGGTGACTACAGAATTCTGCTTCAGGGACCGCGTGGTGACTATGAGTGGCTGACGCTCGAGAATCCGCCTTCGGGAGCATACTCCGGTGGAGTCTTTAGTCAGACGTACTATGAGGCTTCGACTAGTGAGTTTATTATAAGCGACAATTGATTTTTCAGACATATGGCTAAGTTTAGAGTATTTTTCTACGCGCAACCGCATCGTTATTGTTTTAAAGACTTGACAGCAGAGCAGATTGATCCTGGATATTTCGTCGGCCCTGGCAAGATGTTTATAGGTGGACTTGTATCAGATACTGACGTATATAGTGGCGATACTTTGACATTACCGACAATGCCGGCTTTGCCTGGCTGTGACTTCGTCGGATGGGGTAAAGGTAATATCAGTGACCAGAATAACCCTGATCGCGGTACATATATGCAAATAGATTCTACCGGCGGAAGTATAACCGTACCGGAGTCTGCTTCCGGAGATTGGGGAGGAATCTATCATATGACCGGTACATATACTGACTCTCAAGGCAATGAGTATCCTTCAGTAGTCTTCTATGCAGTATATGCACCTATCGGATGTACAATCAACTACGTAATAGACAATCAGGTAGTAGATACACAGTATTATCACTTGGGTGACCTTTACGATTCTGACTACAATCCAACCGGTTATGATGTATCGTGGGAGTATCCTTCTACATATGATACTTCTGTGGATACTTCTGTATATGGTACATAGACTGTGCATATGCACAATCTGACTGTATGTACTACAAATGCCCCGTACAAGAACGAGTCATCGACTTTCCAGGTTGCGTACGATACATCACTCTATGACTACGTTATGGACGTTTCGTGGTTCGCTGATATGGCAAGCGCTTCGTATGGACCCGCTTGTGACGCTTCACTTATAGGTGCAGAAGGACGTATGCCGGATGAGAATCATACAGTGACTCTGGAATTCTCATACGATCCGCTCGAACTGACTGTAGAGCATTATCTCAATGATGTATTATATGGGTCTAGTACGTATGAGACTCACTATATGGAGCAGATTGCGGGCAATTATTCTCAGGACAAAGTGAAGCCGCTAAGTGATGCTTCGCTTATCGCATTGCATATGAAACTCAATGATGTCAGCAGTACGTTTATACCGCCTTTCGACGCGTCGGATTATTACGCTTACGAAGATTCTGATGAGAGTTTCCTGAAGATGCGAATGCCTTCTCACGATCAGACAGTTGCACTGAAATATACCGGCGTAGATACTTCAGTAGTGTTCTATGTAGAAACCAACGATCCTTCTGTGACCTACGAGTACGAGACTACGCGTCCTTATAACTCACTTATATCTGCCAATCTTCCTTCTGTTTCTGATTTTGAAGGTATATCTCCGGACGCTTCCATACAGACCGTAGATACTTCTACAAGCCGCGTGACAGAATCCGGTCAGCGAATTCTGTACGGACAAGCAAGGATACAGCGTGAAGTTCGTTTCGTGTTCGAACAGAATGAGTCCATACTTTGCGCTCCTGTTGCTCATTATTTCCCCGGTGAGACAATCGTTCTTCCGGAGTATTCTACTCCTAATCCAGTGCCTGATTATCTGTATCAGATGATTTTTATGGATTGGGTACTTCCTGAGTCAGTCGATGCTTCTACTCTCGAAATGCCAGATGAGAATGTAAAGATTGTTGCTCATTATTCTTATCGTCACCAGGTGGACTTCTCTGTCGATCCGTCTATTTCCGATTGGACATATACTCGTTATGTGTTCCCTGGTGAAATAGTAGTCGATGCAAATGGTATGGCTGACATCGGTACGCCACCTTATATCGCCGGTTATGACTATGCAGGGGTGAAGTCTCACAATCTGATTGTGGATGGATCAGTACTCCGTATGCCGGAAGCAGATGCTTCAGTGGTACTCAACTACGAGGAGTATCCTATTACTGTGCATTACAGCATATACGGTAATTCTGAAATAATCAGTGAAATATCTACGAAGACTCTTTCGCGTGATGACGTACTCGGTCAGTTCCCGACTCTTCCTGAAGTACCTTCTGGAGTCGAGTATGATACTTGGGGACAGTTGCGAGGCGGTACTACATTGTATCCGGTGACAGAATCGACTACTATACAGTCGCTTCTAGACATTTATGACATAGAAGTACGTGACATTTATATCGCAATCAGAAAGCTCGCTGACGTGACTTTCCAATATCTTGACGAAGACGGTATCGTCACTAGTACACAGACAATCAGTACTTTCATCAACGCTCCCGGAGAGTATGATACTCTGATTAACGGTGATATAAGCGTCGATTATCGTCAGACTCCGGGTTTCTGGACGTCTATCGTCACGCTTCCGCCTACTATTACAAGAAGTGAGAATGAGTTTAACAAGTTCTGCGTCCAGGGTCCAGGTACTATCAACGTGGAATACGAGCGTGCATATTTCGAACTGACTCTTATCGACCAGGATACTGAAGAAGTAGTCTTCAAGTCTAATATATTACCGAACAGTCCTATCGCTGAGTACGCTCCGCAGCGTACCGGATACATATGCCGTATAGCAAGCGGTACTCTCGAGAAGATGCCTAAGTATGACTATACAGCATACGTGTTCTACGCAGTAGATGAGAATTCGCGTACAATCACTTTCAAGGCTCTTGATACAATAATCAGCAGCCGGAGAATCTATCCAGGTGAGTTAATTACTATACCTTCATATGATGCACCGGAAGGATACAAGTTTAACGGGTGGCTTGGACTTCCGAGCGGAAATATTATGCCTGATGCCGATTTGGTGGTGACAGCCAATCTTATTGATAAAGCATCGCTTCAGCGTACAGTTTCATACTACGTTAACGGCGAACTGTACCGTGCAGTGAAGTATCTGCCTGGTGATACGGTGGTGGCAGAGACTGCTCCTTCATTAACCGGATACCGCTTCATCGGCTGGACGCCCGTAGTGACTATGATGCCAGACTTCGACGTTCGCATTGATGCGCAGTACATCGAAGTGGTGCAGAATAACTATACAATCACCTGGATGATTGGAAGCAAGATTATCGACATTACCAATCTTCCTGAAGGGTCTGCTGTGACTGCTCCTTCTGCTCCTTCACGTCCGGGATATACTTTTCAGTGGAACTATTGGCCTTCACAGATGCCGGCAGTTAATCTGACAGTCTATGGAACCTATACTGAGATTGCTAAGAATGAGTACGGCGTGCATTATTACCTTGACGGCAACTATGTATCTACTACTTGGGTTCTCGAAGGAGAAACAGTACCTAAGAACACAAATCCCTCTGTACCAGCAGGTTATAAGTTTAACGGTTGGGACGGTGAGCCGAATATTATGCCTGCACAAGACGTGTATGTATATGGAACCACTTCTCGTATAACCGAACAGTCCAATTCTGAATTCTCAGTGATACTCAAGGTGGACGGGCGCATCATCCGCTCTACGATATATCCCACGGGCGCATACGTTTCACTACCTTCTGCACCGAAGAAGGAAGGATATACTTTCGCTGGTTGGGATCACGAGTCCACTTTCACGATGCCCGATTCTGACGTGACAATCAACGGGTACTATACCCGCGTCATCAGCGGTGCGAAACACCAGATAAACTACTATGCAGAAGGTCAGCCGACACGTAGCAGAAAAAAACTCGCTGTTTCAAATACAGCATATACAGTTCAGGAAACTCAGGACTACTATACGGGTGAGAAGATTAACGCTGCTCAGGGTACTGATACATCGACGAAGACTTTCGTCGGCTGGAACGGACTTCCGACCAGAATGGGTACTGAGGACGTTGATGTATATGCAGTCTATTCTCAGACAATGCCGTCAGGACTGACAGAAGTCAGTGAGGATAATCTCCCGATTATCCGTGAGAAACTCGTTAACGTATCAACAGGCTCAGTCAGAAAGGGAAATGTACTCCCGCTTTCATATGCGGAACCTGAGGATTATAATCTCGAAGACGGTACCACTATCCGTATCCGTAGAATCGTAGTGACTCTTCCCGGTGACAATCAGCAGACTACTAATTATTACGTTCGTTCATCCATTACTCCCTCCGGTACAAGAACCGGAGAGTCTGCTGATATTGTCATAAAAATTGATAACGAATTCTACGATGCAACGCTTTCAGATAATGGAGTTAACGTACTTCAGAAGAGCGAGTCACAGGAGACTCCCGAAGATGACTACTACATCCTTTCTGACCGCGTAGAAGTGGAGAATCAGAAATACTATGAGATGATTCGCCTTGCATCGGATGAGAAGACATTCATCCGCGGAAGCGAACTCTTCGTTTCAAAAATCCACAGGCCATCCTACGGTACTTTCGATGAGGGTCATCCGACTCTGCTGACTGATTCTGAGGGGTCTTTCACGAACTGGGTTCGCCGTATCGACCTTTACAATAATCATCACGCAGAATTCGCATACTATGAGACGCTGACCCGTGACCTTCTTTCAAAGATAACCGTTTCCGTACAGAACGAACTGACTGTATCTGACTACGAACCAGAACCGGATGAGATTCTGTATAAGTATCTGTGGTACCCGAAAGGTGACATCGCGCTTATCCAGAAGTCACGAATCGAGTACATCGCTCAGTCTGAGCAGAATGCAACAGCAGCAGTTCTATCCGGTGATCATCTTACAGTGTTCAAGGTACAGCGTACTGATGCATCCGAATTCGGAGTAGTCTATCTGACTGCTGATGATGAGCGAATCTCTATGCTGACCGGTAGAAAGGGAGAAGCAATCATATGGCCGGAGACGATAGAGCGTCGAGGTTATATCTTCAAGGGTTATGCAGATGACAAGCCGCTTGTCTATCCGGATTCTCCGGTATCTGTTGCAACGCTCTGGGAGAAGGACGAATCGTTCGTTGATGATACTTCTTCTGATACTGAAGTGAAGAGATACAAGCTCACTCATATAGTACCTAACAAGAACTGGAAGTACTATTCGCTTCTCGAAGAGGGTGAGACGATACCCGCTCATCCTGATCCTGACATTTCCGGTATAACAATCACTGCGTGGAAACTCACTTCCGCATACTTCGAAGGTGATACTATGCCGGCGTTCGACGTGACGTACGAAGCAATCTATACTGAAGGAGAATCTGCTGAAAAGCAGTATCTTCTGAAGTGGAACGTCATATACAATAACCAGAACGGAAACCAGGTCCAGGAAGTCATCGCTCAGTATGCAATGACTGAGGGTACTCCGATTACTCCGGAGACTGCTCCGTACAAGCGTGGCGGTACCTGGCTCGGTTGGGAAGACTTCCCAGGATATATGCCCTCAGATGACTTGACAATCGACGGGTATTACTCCGGTACAATTATGGATACCTATCCGCTCAACTACTTCGTTAACGGAGAAATATACAAGACCGACTACTACTCACCCGGCGATACAATCACTCCGGAAGCAGACCCTGTTCGTGAAGGATATGTCTTCACCGGTTGGATTGGACTTCCTGACGTGATGCCGGCATACGAAGTTAATGTGAACGGTATGCTGTACGGAAGTGAAGAAGCAGACGGGCTTGTCAGCGTGAAATACCTTGTGGACGGCGCTGACTACAAGTCATACCGTATGATGCCAGGAAACGAACTCCCGAAAGAGCCGTATCCGACAAAGACCGGATATACTTTCAGCGGCTGGACGCCTGTTTATACTGTTGTTCCTGAGTATGATGTGATCATCTCGGGTACTTTCCGCTCTAATACGGAAGTTGCAGATAAGTACAGACTTCAGTTCTTCCTTAATGACATTCTCTACTCTAAGGTGATTCTTCCTGAAGGGTCTCCGATTGTTGCACCGACTGTCACGATAGAAGGCTTCACCGGATGGGTTGATTGTCCTGAAGTGATGCCCGCTTATGACCTTGACATCTACGGAACAGTAGAATCTGATAATACCTATACAATCACTTATATTCTCGACGGTGAAACGTACAAGACTGTATCGGATATGCGTCCTGGTGACGTCATCACTGTAGAGCCTGACCCTGAGATACCGGAAGGAAAGTACTTCTCCGGTTGGAGCGGCATACCTTCTGACAAGCGAATGCCTGCATACAATCTGACTGTTCGCGGATATATCACTGACAGCCAGGTGACCGGTACGTACAGAATTCTTTTCAAGGACAGAAATACTGTACTGCTCAACGCTCAACTTGAAGCGGGTGCAACAATCACACCGCCTGAAGACCCGACCAGAAGCGGATATAAGTTCGGCGGTTGGCAGAATCTTCCAAATGACTTGAAGATGCCTGCATACAATCTGACTTGTAGTGCAATATGGACAAGTGATGACGGGAAAGTATTAGGTACATATAAGGTCATCAAGGTTGAGTCTGACGGTTCTTCTACAGAACGATATTACGGTGAGCAGAGATATACTCCAGGCGATACAATCGTCTATATGGAAGACCCTGCTGCAATCTCCGGATATACCTGGAAGGGTTGGAAGAGTTCGCTCGTGGTTAATGATACAGTACCCGATACTGACTTCGAAGTCATCGGTACCTTCATCGCATCCGGAGTGACTCCTTCTCTTGAAGAGTATCAGATTAAGTGGATTGTCACTTTCCAGGGAAATGACTACATCGTCCGTGAAGACAAGGCACAAGCCGGTGCAATCATCTTCTCACCTGCGGATCCTATGAAACTGCTTCGTGAAGTCCACGGCCTTGATACGTACGGATACGTGTTCGACAAGTGGGACGAATTCGACAGATATGCCAGACGTGATCAGGAAATACACGGAACCGTGAAAGAACTTGACGGTGAGTACTTCAACGTCTATATAAAATATCTTTACAAGGAAGCAGACGGTACAGAGCGTGAAGTTGCTGTCCGTACGGAACAGCAGATGGGTGGTCAGCCTTTCATTATGCCAGAAGAACCAGAAGCGCAAGAGGGTTATATCTGGAAAGGTTGGTCACGTGAAGTGAGTACCTATTCTATTCAGGGAGTGATGCCGTTCCGTGATGAAACGGTGACTGGTACCTGGGTTGCCGAAGAAAGCGATAACGGGTACATCGCCGGATATTTCCGCGTACAGTGGATACTTCCGAACTACGATACCAATGCACTTAATCACAATCCGTACAATGTATGGAAGACTCAGTACGTACCTGTCGGTCAGACATTCTCAGAGCCTGAGGATACTCCGGAAGAGTGGCTTGGACTCGACGGCTTCACCTATCAGTTCGTACGTTGGGAAGACCACGATAACACTGCGAATGACTACAGAGTGATTCTGAAGATTAAGGCTGTTGCACAGAGAAAGACTGTTAACTACAATGTCATCTACAAGATACAGTGGTACGAATCTGCAACCAATATTTCAGATTTAATCACTTATGATACAGTATCTACCCCTGCGGGTACTACTATCCAATTTATAACTCCGGAAGAAACCGAAGGCTGGATATGGAACGGAAAGTGGGAAGCAGTCGGAGTAGAGTATTACAATCCTGACGGGACATATACAATGCCGTGGCGTGACATCACTTTCCGGAGCAAGATGTACTCGAAAGAGTATGCAGAGCAAGCCAATCCTTCTATCGAGGGTTATCACTGGCTAATCTGGGCTAGTCATACCTATGATTCTGTCGGAAACCTGGTGACCAATCACGATTGGATTATCCATAAGGAACTCAAGAAAGCCGGTACTGCAATCACTGACCGTTCTGTCGATGGACTCACTATGGAAGGAAGCGTCATCGCCGGATACGGAAAGCGTACGTACGTTGCAACAGGTTGGGAGTCTCATCCCGCAACAATGCCGGATAATGACTTGTACATCTATGCAACTTGGAGCGTTAACGAACTGCAATGCCTTGTGACCTGGATGCTCAACGTCTATGACGCGAACGGAGATGTCACAGTAGAAACCTATTACCAGAGCAATCAGACTCAGAGTTCTTGGCTTGTCTATCCGGATGACCCTGTTCGTGAAGGATATATCTTTGCCGGTTGGGATGACGGGCGTATATCCAATCTTAATATAGTAGTACCGAACGAATCTACGAAGACAATCTACGGAGATTTGGTTTCCGTAGAGTACGGCGGATACGGTCATATAAGCGGATATAACAGAGTAGTATGGAGATTGCCTAACTACAATCCGAACCAGCTCGACCACAATCCCTATGATGAGTGGATGACTGAGTACGTGAAGTTCGGTGCGGATATTACAGAGCCTGATCCTGCTCCTACAGAATGGACTGGTATGGACGGGTTCGTCTATGTATTCGACAGATGGGAGCCGCATATCAGTACGATGTACAGTTATTCTAAGGAACTGGTTATCAATGCTATGGCTCATCGCAAGCCTGTTGCATATACTTGTACATATTATCTGCATAAGTATCCTTGGGGGAGTGCAGACTATTGGGAGGTTTATACTACAATGGACGTTAATGCGGATTCTGAGATACCGATGATAGAAGTCGATGAGCCTGACGGGTGGCGTTGGAACCGCAAGTGGGTGCCTTATTCTGCGATGAACAATCATCGTCCAAATACCTATCAGATGCCGTGGGCAGACTATAATATGGAGTCAAAGCTCTATTCTGAAGAGTACATCCTTAATATGCATCCGACTGACATCGACGCATACGTCCTTAACTGGGCTTCAAGAAGCTGGTCATCTGACGGGTGGCGTGAGAAAGTCGGAGAAGTATATAAGAGAGAAGTACTGTTCGCGGGTGATCCTATCGTAGAGCCTGATGACATCGACTACGATAATCTCGTTGCTCCCGCTCCTTCATACTGGCCCGTAGATTATACGTTCGGTGGTTGGGATACTCACCCGAACGTTATGCCCGCGAAGAATCTCGACATCTTCTGTATATGGAACGAGCAGATACAGTACTGTGAAGTAGTATGGACGCTCAGAGTCTATGATGAAAGCGGAAGCGTGACTGAGGAAGTGTTCGCACGTACTCAGCATATATACGGAAAGTATCTGACTTATCCTTCTACTGAGCCTTCACGTACCGACTACTACTTCACCGGATGGGAAGACGGTCACGTCAGCAACGTGATGCCGCTTGTACCGCGTCAGCCGCAGTGGATTATATACGGAAACCTAAAGAGCGTATATTTCATCGGCGGGTATCAGCCTGGTATGACGCTCGTTAATTGGAGACTTCCGAATTATGATACCAATCAGCTTAACCACGATCCGTACGATGTATGGAAGTCCAGGTACATAGCGCACGGAGAGTATATTGCCAATCCTTCACAGAACCCTGCCAATTGGACGGGTCTAGACGGGTATGAGTATCAGTTCTTATATTGGAAGGCTCACGCCACTACGTCCACTGCATCAGAATTAAATATCGACGCATATGCTAAGCGTGTTCCGAAATAGTATAACGTGACGTACTACGGACGCTTCTATTATCCTGGAAACAGTGCGAACTATACGAACGTCAAGCTGTGGACTGACTCAGTCTGGGCCGGTACTGACTATATGCGCCGTACAATCAACTGGGCCGGTTGGGTGACTGAGGGAAATACGTGGTCTAGTGATGATATCATATACGTTAACCAGGACAGAAGTATAACGATGCCGTGGAAAGACCTTGTCTTCTACAGATACTATAGAGCAGAGAATTCGAGTTCGAAGATACCGGAGGGCGGCGGAACAGGTTCGACTGAGCCGGAAGAGGAAGATCCGACAGTAGTTAACGATGACAAGTATATCGTTCGCTATTGGTGCGGTCCTACCACTGCTGGCTGGCAGTCAAATACTACTACCAACCGTACGAAGTTGGGTGAGCAGTCATTTAAGGACGGTGCACTTATCACTTCTCTTTCTTCTGCTGAGTCAGCTGCCAACAAATGGGCAAATGAGAACGGATACAGCGGAAAGGCGTTTAAGGAGTGGATATACTACGAAGGTTCGACTGCAACAGCATTGGGAAGCAAGCGCGCTGCTTATCTCTCAAGCGGAAATACAGCATACCTTAACGTGTTCGCAACCTGGCAGGACAAGGCAGATACATTCGTGAAAGTGACATTCGAACTGAAAACCTGGAAAAATCCAGGTACTGCTTCGATAACCACTCTGAAGAGCGAGTCAGTAGAAGCAGGTACCTTGATGAGCAGACCGGAAGTTACGATACCCGAAGGATACGTCCTTGCAAAAACCTGGCCTGATATAATCCAGCCTTTATATGACAGAACCTATACAGCAGAACTCGTCAAGCTAAACTATGGACGCTGGACGCTTTCAAGCGGAGTTAATTGTCCTAACGTGACGAACAGTGCATATGACAGTTATAACTACTGTAAGTATATCATCAGCCACGGTGACAATAAGTATAATGTATTCTACGTTGCGTACGAAGATACTCTTCCGGAAATAAATCATATCGATAAATCCGGTTATACTTTCGAAGGCTTCTTTACCAACACGAACACTGAGTACGTAGCTGGAAATACAAGTACTAAATTAGGCGGTTCCGTGACATATACTGCAAGGTATCACCAGAAGACCAAGTGGAACTTCACTGTAAAGGGAAGACTCTATGATTATTACGGAAACCTTGAATCCACTGAAGATGTCATCACGTGGTCACAGAGCAGCGGTACTGTATTTACATATCCTTCAAAAACAAAATCGAACTTCTACGATGTATATTTCACTGACTTCGTGTTCAAAAAATCTGACGGAACAGTGTTCAACGGTACTACGCTTCATGATACGCAGAACAGCAAGGAGAATCTGACTCTTTACCTTGACTATACTGAGGGACGTACGCGTTTCACTATAAAACTCAGAGTGACAAGCATCACTACTTCTTATTGGAATGCAGTGAAAGAGGGACTCACGGATGACAAGATAAAGTGGAACGCGAGCGAGGGTATGTACGGTATGAGCGAAGTCATCAGTGATAAATGGCAGTTGCAATTATACCGTGACCAGACTTTCACTGACGATATGCTCCCTGAATTATCAACAGTTGCTTCTGCTGCTGACTACGGAGAAATACAGTGGTATTATTGGAACAAGGCGTTCTATTATGAAATGTGGCGTAACTGGACGCTTGACAAGAAGACTACAGTATATTTGAATCTTTTCATCGCAGGACCTAATCCGAATGCAACTCCGACTTATAATAAAGTCACTCTCGACTTCTACATCGAGGACTTTACCGGATATTTCGAAGAAAGGGGTATCGGTTATCCGAGAAGTTACGTGAGCGGAATGTACGATGACTACGAGCCTACATTGATACCTGTTAATAAGACTATCTCTGGAGATTCTTCCGGATTGGTTCTGAAGAAGTCGGATATACCTTCCTGGAGTCAGATAGGCTCTATACTGAAGTCTATATACGGTACTGATGATATTTCGAAGTATCATTTAGGTTCGATACAGTGGACTGACCGACCGATGTATCCTATATCATCTCCGACTTTCTTAGTCAGATATGACTCAAGCGGAAAGATGGTTTCAGATTATAACAGCTGGACGTTTACATCGAGCAAAAAAATAGTACTTACAAACTTGTGGTTCTTGGGAAATGAGTAAAATTATTATACAACTTGCTTCTGGTTTATTTGAAGCCAACTATGACAGCGCTTCCGGTGATTATACAATCATCGGACGCGTTCAACCGGGTCAGGACTCTCACGTGAGTGGACGTACTTATAACGTCAGCAAGGCAGACCGTGCAGCAGCAGATACCAACGTCACAATCGACGAAGTATATAATCAGTTGCTTCTGACTTGTGACCTCGACGAATTGGATACTCTGGTTGATTCTCCGACTGATGACGATGCGATGTACTCGCCCTTCACGAACAAGCAGCTTTACTGCACTGAGTACGTTTCGTGGGGTGACGGTGACTCTGCACTGAGCGGCTTCCGCGATATGATTGTCAGCGGTACTACTCAGTATGACGGCGCTTGCATATGCAATCACTACGTCCAGGTCTATAAGTCAAATACCTGGGACTTTAACGGTGACGTCTATATCAGAAGTGATAACACCGGTCAGTTGGACGTTCTGAAGCAGGCGCGTCAGAAACAATGTATGGCTTTTCTTGCAAGTTTCGGAAATGATGACCCCAAGGATCCTAAGGATAATACAATGCCGAAGGCTCCTTCGATGCAGAATTATCTTGTGATTAGTGTTAACGGGAACCGAAAGGATGACCCCGCAACTATGTCACCTTCAGAATCCACAATCAAGAACAGTCAGCCGCTTGCAACCTATAAGGGCAACCTGGCAGGTGGTCTTTTCTCTCCGACTGATGATGAGACTACGAACTACATCGTTATTTCCGGAAAGATTATTGCAACTTCAGCGAAGCAGCGTGACTGTCCGGAGGGCGGTTCTGAGTATCACGGTTGGCTGTCCGGTACTGAGTACAATTTAGGAGACCCCGACCACGAGGGATACTTCCAGGAGTTCTTCGCACGTGCACAAGCAGGATTGGGTACTCTTCACAGCTGGTATAATAACTCCACAGTGCATCTCGACGATGACAAGAACGGTGACGGTGCATACTACGTAGTGAAGTTCTACGATGCCGATTCTCCTAAGGATACTCCGACTACAAGGTGGAGTTCTAAGAATTCTATATTTCCGTATAACTCCGAGTGGAAGAGCCTGACTGATCTTCCGTACGGTTATTCTGCTGAGGGTGATGAGACTGACAGAATCAAGAAGATGCCTCTTCTATGCTGCACTCTTAAAATCGGTGAGAAGTACGCTTGCGAATCTGTTGATTCGAACGGTGACTCCCACTATACCTGGAAGACGCTCGACCAATGCAGATACATCAGATATAACGGTGAAAGCGTCCCTGAGAATAGAATCTATATAGGAGCGAATATCGCAATCGATGACCCGATTATCGGCAAGGAGTATGACATCGCGAACAGCGTCGATCCTACGTGGAATATAGATGCAGAGGGTATCGCCATACCTATCAAGAAGTCTGACAATCTGACGGGAAAGGTTTCCTTTACAATCGATGGCGTGGTTAATTCGGTGTATGATAGCATTACAAGAATTCACCCGTCGTTCTGGCGTCATACCTCCTGGGAACACGAATCGAAGAGCGTCCTTGCAGCAATCAATCAGATTATGATTAAGGACTTCGAAGTGGAGATATACAGCGATAACGCTCAGATTAACAATATACCAGATGACAAGGATTTAATCTATTATACTGAAGAAAATCTTGAATACATCGAGAAGAAAGACGACTTGGAGTTCGCGCTGACCACTGCTTTGACTACTGAGGAATGCGTCCAGAAGCAAGTGAAGAATTCCGTATTCAGAAACAATCCGTACATCGGTGAAGAGCCTTTGAGGGAGATTTATAATGCGAACACAGGTTTCATAGGGAAACCGGAAGAGCAGTATCTTTCTGACTATTGGCCGGAGTATAATTCTCCGCATCAGATAGTAGAATCTACAATCTATGACTCAGACGAACTCGATTGGACGCAGAAGGTACATCTTCCAGAATTCGTGTTTAACTACCGCGTTCGCGGAGATGAGTACGATGTACAGAAGCGTCATCATAAACTCACTTTGAGACAGGTTTAATCGTCCATATTTCATATTGTCGCTCGGCGCTTTCAGTAGAAAAAATAAATACTGTAAAGCGCTTTTTTAATTATAAAATGTCAGTTAATATTAACTCTTTTTCCAAAGCTAAAGACAACGGTCAGAGCGGTGGAAGCAGTACAAAGACGATATATGCGAACGTGGCGAACTTAGAAACAGTCACTAAACTAGCCACAAAGCGAATGATATGGGGGCATCCCTTTGACGGGACCCAGGACGTAGAAGGTGACTTCTTCGCAAAGGGAAGCTGGACTGTACAGTCACCTTATACCGATAAGTCACTGACAAAGTTCGTGCCTGGTCAGGGACGCGATGGATTGTCTCGTTGGATATGGCGTCATTGCAACGTCGAGATCCACGATGGGGTTCTGAAGTTCGGAAAGAGCGATTCGACTCATCACACCGAGATAGGATTTGAAAAAATCTACTCTGACGGTGACTTGACTATAAAGGCAGACAATGACTTGACGCTTGAAGCGAAGTCGATGACGCAGAAGTACGAAGAAGGACATCTCGACTTAGGTATCAAGGGTGACTTGAAAGCCGGGTCTTTATATACGAACAATCTATATGACTACGGAACCGGTCAGATTTATGTCGGGAGTCCTCTTCTGCTGGACGGCGGACTAGATTTGAATGGAGACTTGACAGTCAAGAATCTCTTCTCACAAAATATCACGAATGATGAAAGCATCAGAACTAAGCAGTTAACTGTCACCGGTCAGATGACCGTGTTCGATTTGGTGATTGCTGAGATAAGTGCAGCTGGTGGCAATCTTATTCTTTCAGCAGCAGACTTCCGAATAGATGATGTCGAATCTGGACGTACAAATGTGCCTAATGAGCATCAATTCTCAGTCTGCGGAAACGGTTGGATAGACGGGTATTATCGAACAAAATACATCTATCAGATTGCAGTAGATTCTGACGGGCAGAAGATAGATTGCAAGTGGAAAGAATTCGATCAGATTATATCTTATACTTCAAATGTATCTTCTGACTCTGCATTGGAAATGCGTTCGTGGTGGACGCTTGTACTGACTGTCGAACCTAACGTTAATCACTACATAAACGGCGAAGTACGTCCTTGTCACAGATTGGAGATTGTCGAAGCAATCAAGTCTCCTACTTATTCTACCGGTGAAACTGTCCAGACTGAGGAAGAGTGGATTAACCCTTCTTGGGGTCCTTGTAACCCTCTTCCTGGTGACAATTGTGCACTGCTCGGAAGTCATCATCCAGACAGACAAGCAGCGATTATGCTGTCAGCATATGATACAATCGACTTGCATCTGAAGGCTCCTTGCATTGCTCAGTATGAGCATATCGTCGGATTCGAACTCCCTGAAGCAACTACTTATTTCTCAAGAGCAGGAAATAGAATCTCCGGTACTTTAGTGACCAACTCCGGAAAGAGCATCACTGAAGTCATAGATTCTGTAGTAAAGGGACGTCAGACTTATATGCATCAGGCTTGGGCAGATTCTGATGACGGTGCACTCAACTTCACGAAGGTGAAAGATCGTGAGTATGCATTCGTCGGTTATGCGTCCAATATGACATCAACTGACGATGACCTTGAGTACAGCGATTATATATGGACGCCTGCAGGTACTTCAAATAAACTTCTCCCTACTCGTGAGAGACTGTATCTTTCAGAAGATGATTCTCTGTATCTCGATGTCGAATATCTGACTGATAACTGGACGTCAAGCGAGTTCGAGATTAAGGCGGAAATATTTACATACGGTGGTGCAGTCACTACCCGAAAAATAACTGACAGAACCAATGACGGTAAGCGTCTGAGATATGCTGGACTCGTACAGAAGAATTGGTCAGCAGTGGAAAACCACTCGCTTCAGTACTGCGCAGCAACTGTCTATCTGCTTGATACTAGTCAGCGCGTACTAGACAGCCGCAGTTTCCAGATGATAATGGATGCGGGAGCAATCGTATCAATCACTGATAAGATTAACGCACGCGTCAGCGATTCTGAGGGAAATATCAACTCATTGGTACTGACAAGCCGTATGCTTATGGAAAGAATCACTTCTCTTGATTCTTCTCTTCAGTTCGTCCTGAAGGATAATTCTGCTCAACTCCGAATAGATGCAATCGACGGGCGTGTTAACGATATACAGATAACAGTGGACGGGTTATCCGCACAGATACAGAGTGGTATCGAGTACGATGACGATTGGATTCGTCAGCGAATGGCGCAGTTCGAGATAGACGTCAGCGGTATGAAGGCAACGATGCAGAGCATTTCTCAGAGTGCATATGATGACTCCTGGATTGTCAAAAAATTTAATGACTTTCAGGTGACTGTCGATGGACTTAGTGAAAGTCTCCGTACGATAGAAGTTCAGGGTTATGATGATTCTGACATCACTGAAAAGATAAGTACGCTTGAGCATACTGTGGACGGGCTCGTAGTGGACGTCCAGAATATCAAGACTTGGGGAGATGACGAAGAAATATCTGAGTCAGAATTGGCAGTAGTTGCCGGACAGGTCTATGCTCGAGTGACGAATAATATGAAGACTACTGGACTCGATATTACGAATGGAAAAATCGAACTGCAAGCAGATAATACAGAAGTTATAGGAAACCTTAACATTCGTTAGGCAAATGAGTCGGGTGTGACAATTTATGATAACGATAATAACAGCGTCATCAATATACAGCCGTGGGAGATTGGACAGTTCGAGAACTTCGCTGCAATCAACTATACTCAATTCTACCAGCAGATGCTTCAGCCTAACGGATCCGGTTATTATTTCTGGACTGACTATACCGCAATCGGTCAGGTAGAAAGCGGGAAGCGAATCAGTATAGAGAACGTAGTGATTAATATGCTTGCGAGAGACATTTCGCACAGAACCAATCCGAATATTTCACCGACTACGGCAACCGGAGAGATACAGATTCGAAAGTCAGCATCTGCTCAGGGAAGTTCGCTTGTAGTTGCTACTAGTTTTACGCTTTCTCTTCAGAAGCGCGGAGATTATCAGTTCAAAAATTCTACGTCCAATATGTCTTTCATCACTACTGAGACTGCGTACTATTGGGTGACCGCAATCATACAGTCAAGCGAGTCTATTACAAGTGGTTATACGGGTTATATGGACATCTCCGCAAAAGTCTATACAGCAACGAACAGAGCAACTCTGATTGCAAAAGACGGTATGTACGTTAATACATCAGCGAAGAAGATTATGTGGGTCGGTGATGACGGCGTAGTAGTACAGCAGGGTACCGGAGTCAGCGTTAAAATTGATTCTACGGGCATATACCGTGGAAGTTCTCACGGCGAAGAAGTCATCAACTGGTTTAGCATCTATAATTATAAACCGGTGTTCCAGATGCCTATGGTCGGTACTTATACCAACGTACCTTCGATTAATCAGTATAAGTGGTGTGCAATCATTGATCCTCTGACAGCATAGGGTGATATGATTGTCACTTCGCCAATCCTTGACAGTTCGTACAATGAGCAAGAAACCTGGGTTCTACTTCCGAAAGCCAATTGGAACGGTGGTCACCTGCCCGCCGGTTGGAGAATTCGAATCATCAATAATATCCTTTCTAGAGTGAAGGGTCTGTACGTCTCTACTCAAGAATTATGCTCAATGGGAGGGTATGACTCTCATAATGTGATATACGATGCGAACCGAAACGGCAACAGATACTCAGACTTGAATGATTCGCAATCGAATGATACTTTCTTATGGACGGGTATGTGTTGGATCCAATTGCACGATACACAGTAATCAATTTTTACAAAAACTGAAAAAAGATAAATATATTATGAAAGATATAAAAGCAACTTTCCAGACGATACGAGATGTGATTATCGCGGATATTGGTTTTCATATTTTGACTACTGTTTCGATATTTTTGATTGTCGCATCTTTCTTCGTACCGCCTTTAGGCATCATCGATCCGAGCATTTTTGTGGCTGTGGGTGAGTTATTCGGGTTCGCTGCGCTCTGGGAGTTACACGTTGCAGTTCGCAGAGGTCTCGACGCAAAAATATCTCATAATTCCACGAGCATATCGCTCCACGGCAATCACAAAAAAGATAAAGAAAACGAAAGTGAGGAATTAAATGATAAATCTGAGTAAGCATTTCACGCTGGACGAACTCACGAAGAGTGCAACCGCACAGCGTAAAAATATAGATAACACTCCAAATGAGCAAGAGCTTGAGAATCTTCAAGCCCTTGTTGATAATATACTCGAGCCTTTAAGGGTACATTATGGACGCCCGATAATTATCACTTCTGGATACAGATGTGAAAAGTTAAACAAAGCAGTAGGCGGAAGCAGTACTTCTCAGCATCGGTTCGGCCAGGCTGCTGATATACGAAGTGTATCTGATAAAATCTGCGACAATAAAGAACTGTTTGATATGATCATAGAAATGAACTTGCCGTTTGATTAGTTAATTGACGAGTTTAATTTCGATTGGGTGCACGTATCATTTGGACCAAGAAACAGACGTCAAATATTGCACGCGAAAAAAGTTAACGGAAAGACGATATACGTCAAAGAATAATCTAAATGTGTTTATATTAAATTTTGAAGCAGACGATTCTCACGAACAGTCTGCTTCTTTTTTCTATAACGTTTAAAATGAAAAATAAGAAGATTTTTCATTCTATTTATCTTGCTTTATACTCGACCCATTTGCCTTTTACTTCTATCTCGCATCTGAAGTGGAGTGCACGTCCTGAGAAACGCGAGAAAAGATGATACACTTCTTTGTTTGTTGCGACTACATAATTATATAAACGTAAAAGTTGGTTTTTTATTGTGTAAAAACCGCTGAACGAGTAGTGCAGACGTTCAGCGGCACTCAAATTTATGTACGATAAGAAGCGTCATCACGACGCGTTGCGATGTTTGATTGATTATTTTGATATGTTTATAACTCCATTGTTTTAGCGACTGCCGTATAATCGCTATTCAAAATGTTCAGAATATTTCGGCAGTATAATCCAGCATAAGCGGTCGGAGCCTCCTCGTAATCTGTATCATCATCAACATCAAACGGCTCACTGCTATTTTTCATCATATATTTTATTTCCATCAAATGATTGGTTGTCCAATAGAGTGAGGTTATGACGAAATAGAGTTCTACAGTCTTTTCTACTGGTAGAACGCCAGTTAGTTTTTTAATATCACGAATCATCGAATGATAAAATTCGTCTGAATTCGCAAGACTTAATTCATCACCATTTGAATAAGCGTTTAAGTTTTTTACTATTACGCTAACGATTTTTTCTAAAGTAACTTTTTTCATAACTGTAAATATTTTTGATTAAACTTTATGTTCCCTATTATATTTTTACCAGCAGCAGCGGGTATTAAAGAATTATTAAGTCGCATAAACTGTATATTCTATCATCTTCTTCCATCCACGCGGTGCATGTTTAACGATTGCATCCTGAAGAGCGAAACTTTTAGATGCCATATCTACGTCCAGACCGCCTTGTTTTTCACTGTAATCGTAGATTTCCTGTGCGATATTACCGATATTCGTTTCTTCGTAATATCTCTTCGGAAACAACTTGCAAACAGCAAGCCATCCACGAGTGTGCCAGTCGACCGTCATAAAACATATAGCGGCCAAGCACTCTTTAATCTGCTCTTTTGTCGCTCCATCCGGTTTAATCGAGTCTAAGTCGACGACCCAATCAGGAAGATCTTCAACACCCGATTTTTCTAACTTGTAAATCTTTTCCATATAACTTATATTGTTTTGTTTGACTTATTCTTTAAAATTCGGGGCCGGCTTAAATAATTTCAATACACATCCAGTTCCCGATTGGGAAAAGCCGGCCCCGATATATTTAGTACATTAATATTATTTTTTTGTCTGTCTCTGCAAAAGGATTCGTATCAAATACGATTCTTGCAATACTAAATCTGTTTTCAAACTCAACCCAAAGCAAAACAAACGAAACTGCCCCGCAGACACTTTTTAAAGAAAATGTTCCGTGAGCACCGTACGCTACCAATCCGTCTCTACGCTCGTATTTCTTGTTAGAATTAAAATCGACGTTTTTTACAGAGAATGAAAGTTCGTAATGTGAAATCGAAGTCTTTCTGACGACGCCCATTCTAATCATATCTTCTAATATATATTTAGAATATACTTCCGCATAAGTAGAAGCTGCTTCGTTAGCCAGTTTCTGAACTTTTTTCATTGTTAAATTTTCGAGTTTCATAATTCTTATTGTTTTTGATTTGACTTAAATTTTTTGTTTTCGTCTTTCGACACTGCAAAGATACAACATTTTTCTAAAAAACAATAAAACGTGGTAAACATTTTATTAACTTTTAGGAAAAGAAACGCGATATTAACATCCGTTAACTAAAAAGGGTACCAAATCGGCACCCTAAACGACTTAAAAATTAATAATTAATGTATTATAACGAATCGTCTTATTTATCGCTAAAAAGACTCGAGTCATATGACTCGAGTCCAAAAAATCATCATTTAAATATATGGCAAATACGAAATATATCAATCAGAAACGATGTAAAGCGTAGTTGCGCTTTTTGTTTCGAGCTGTGCATAGTCAGCAGCAGAAATAGTGACGATATTTGTCACGCCTGCACCGGCTACGTGGTTGCTTGCATCATTCTTCGTCTCATAAGTAGCTTCCAGGTTAAGAGCAGCGATAGAAGAATCGATTGCGCTTGCAACTGCTGCTGCATCTACGAAAGTACTGATGTCATTCTCTACGAGATAACTGCCAATCGGCTGATACTTAGAAGCAGCATCAGCAGAAGCGTCTTCTACTGCCTGACTCTTCACGTTCGCAATCAGTGTAGAAAGGTCATTAGAAGTGGTATAATCAGCAACGAACTGCTTTAATTCGTTAAAAGTATCAATTGCTGCTGTGACTTCTGCACCGTCACCGGTAATCTGACTAAGGATAGTCTTTATAGATGAAATAGAAGCATCACTGTTAACGATTGATGCGTCTATGGCTGCGACTGAAGCGTCGAGCGTGGTCTTCTGTACGTAGTTCTGAAGTTGATCAGTGACATCTACGTTGCTGACAGCAGTATCTACGTACGATTCGGTTGCATAACCGGTTAAATCGATAAGCGGCGTACCGCCGAGATAAATCTGTTTATTCATTGTTTATTATATCTAGATATGTTTGTAAAATTATTTCAGTTTATAGTTCTGCTGGGCCGGCGAAGTATACTGCTCTTGTAGAATTAGTTTGAGTTTTAGAATATAAACTAAATCTAGGATATGTCCTTAATGCATAATTTTCTGTATTGTCTATACTTTCTGTTAACACCCATTGTTCATAGTTTACATAAAAATTATAATTCGTTTTAGTATTAATAGATGTTAATATTGTGCTTATATAACTATAATTCTGAAAATATTTATATAAATCATAATATGACGGAAGATACCAATCTCCAGCAGAAGTTCCATTAGGTGCAAATCTCCAGCAACACATAAAAGCAGGGAAATTTCCTTCATCAGAATTATTATAAATTGTACCAGTATAATCGTTAGATATAGATTTTACTTTATTATTTAAATTTTTAGTATCAACATATTGTTGAGAACCAAAATCAGTACTTAATGTTGTTTTAAAATTTACATTAGGATTTCCAAGTCTAGTACCCTGTTTTTGATAATTGCCAGTATTGGGGTTATTACAATCCATCCACTTCAGACTCATAAACACAGCATTATTCCCTTCATAACTCGCTTTATCATATATACATACACCGATCGGCTCGAACTTAGCAACTGGATAATCAGTCGTATTATATTCTTCGTCCGAAAAAGTTATCAAAGTATCACCGTCCACATCATAGAAAAGAATGTCTCCGAACGCTGCATCCCATATCTGCTTAGGTCCTACAGCAACACTGTAGTGAATGTTTCCTGTCTGTTCTACGAGGCTCACATTCGGAAAGTCTAGAGAAGACAATCCTGCTGTATATTGAGCCTCAGTTGCGAACTTTCCAAAATGCTTGCTCATATTTTTTGTTAAAACAATTTATTCTCAGACATCTTCTCAAGAATCTTCTTGAGCATCTCGTTGGTCTTCAGCGTAGATTCTTCGAGTTTAGCCAATCGATTCTCAGTCATTTCCTTCTCTTTGAACTCAGTATCGAGTTCTCCGATAAGGGACTTGCAGTCCTTGACTCTCTTCTTCAGTTTATCGACATCTTTCAGCCACTTCTCATCTTGCTTTAGAGTCTCTTTCAGTTCGTTAACGATAAACTGCTTGTCAGTTGCAACAAGCGTCTGAGCGCCTGGCTTTGTAGTCACAAATATCGAACTGTTAACTTCTGCTGCGTCCGTAAAGGTCTTTCCCTGAACGTTATAGGTCACGTCGATGACCTGGCGAAAAGTAGTATTTGCTGGAAACTGATTGGCGTTCGGCATTTCTGCACGCGGTGCAGATATACTCACTACGCTGCTCTCTTCGTATATCATCTTGTCACCTTTGACAAGTACGTAGAGCGTGTTCCCTTGCTGCAAGTCTTTGAAAATCTTTGACATATTTCCCTTCTTAAATGTCTTCGAATTAATTTTTAATTTTTAAAGGTCCCTCGAAGGGACCCGCATTCACGGGTCCGCTTAAAGGGCATATATAAGTCAGCCTGCTGTATTTGCTGTCTGATTAGCAGCTTTTCCGGTCAGCTGGTAACTCAACGCGTTAATCTGTGCCTGGAGTGGAGCTACGTACTGCTGGAAATATGCTTGCGTGGTATCCTGGCTCTTCAGCAAGTCGAGCTCAGTCTGCAAGCGAGTCTTTTCTGCTACTACATCGTTATATCTCGACTGCTCCCAAGCCTGGCGGAAAGCTGCAACCTCGGTACGGGTCAATCCGTTCTCGACGCGCATCGCTGTCTGCAAGTCATTTGTCTGGTTGATAGTCTGAATCTGGTTCTGATAGCCCATCTCGAGCACTTGCTTTTGGCTTGCACAGCAGCAGTCTTTGAGTTGCTGGATAAGGTTAAGGTTTCCTAAATTGATGGCGTTCATAACACCCGAGAAGCCGAGACCGCTAGAAGCGCCAACCTGGAAGATTGCGTCCTTCACGTTTCCAATGGCCTCACGAACTGCATTACTGTCTGCATTCAGGTTCTGAGCCAACTGAGAAATGGCAAAGCCATTGCCCTGAATAGCCTCACGGATATACTGTCCGTTATTATTATCAGCAATCTGATTGGACAGAGCCATATACTGAGCATCATTGTTGCGATTGCCACCCCAGCCGAAACCTCCGTTTGAGAACAGCCCCAGAAGTACCAAATACATGAGGGGATTGTTCTACATGAGGGCCATTGTCTCAGCAGCGTTGTTGCCATTATTGCAACAGTATGGCACAGTCAGGATTCTGTCCATGTACGAATTGTGTTCATTATCCATTTTTGTTGATTATTTTTACGTTTAATTTTATTGTTTTAGTATTTATCACGCGCTTGGAAGCTGGCTTTCAAGCGTTGCGATCCTTGCCTCAAGCTCGTAGATTTTTTGCTGTAGATTAATCATCGGCTTTTCGTAGTACTCGCCGGCTGCGCTGACATCAGCAATATATATGTCACCAGACTGACGAACTTCGAAAGCGTTATGTCTTACAGTACTTGAATAATCATATCCGTTTCCGATTGCACACAATGTATTTGTACTTGAGCCGAAAGTATTATTTCCATAATTAGACTTGTTAAAATAACCGAAATCTGCTTCGTAGTTATTTGAAGAATTCGCAGAGTAACCAATAGCAACAGAACCGGTTTTATTTGCTTTAGATGCATATCCGATTGCAACAGACTTATCAGCATTTGCAACAGAATTATTACCAAATGCTATAGAGTATTGGCCACTTGCAGATCCAGTAACAGCAGCAAAAGAAGCATATCCAGATGCTAAAAAACCGTGGATGCATACAGAATTTTGTCCAGAAGCGGTACCAGCTCCTAAAGCAATAGAATGGTCTCCAGTTGCTTTCGGTGCTCTACCTCCTGCTATAGAATACTATCCGGTTGCTTGCACATTATTATAATCATAATTATAACCAGTTAAAACAACAGCATAGTTTCCCACTTGACTATTGCTATAATACGAGTCATTGTTTATGATTGCGTGCTTGCTGTCCACGTACTTGAAAGGAGAACTGCCACCACCAGATCCGCCAGTAGAAGCCAGTTCTTTAATAGATGCATCAAATGCTAAAGCTGAAGCGTCTAGCGCAATGATAGATGACTCCAATGAAATATATGACGAGTCAAGCGCGCTTTGCGTGACGAACGTCGAAATGTCATTTGATACTACGTAGTCAGTTTCTATTGCGTTAACGCGAGTAGAAATATCACTTATCGAAGAATTAACGTCAGTCGGATCAAAAGAACTTCCACCACCGCTGCCACCGGCTACTGCCTGGATAGATGCATCAAGAGCGTACAGTTTCTCCTGAAGGTTAATCATCGGCTTCTCATAATAGTTACCAGCTGCGCTGACATCAGCAATATATATGTCACCAGACTGACGAACTTCGAAAGCGTTATGTCTATTTGAATCTGCTATATAAGCCGATGCTTTAGATACTTTACCGTTACCAACAATCATCAAAGCATTTCTAGAATCTCCGAAATCTGAAGTACTGAAATATACGGGTTTAGAATGTGCTCCTATTATGTGTTCATAACTACTACATATCTTATTGTTTTGACCTTCTACGTGTGCACATAGTATATTATTATTAGCAGAATCTCTATAACCTAAAGAAGTATTCATACCAGTGTTGCTGCCTTCTATATGAACACAGCTACAACTTGAAGTAATTGGATGTTCATCAATTCCTTCAATATGCAAAGCATAAACATAATTAGTATTCTTTGCATATACTCTGTTATAATATCCTTCACAAAAAACACCATAAGTATAAGGAGTAGAATCTGATTCATAATTAAATAATGTATTATTTGTACCTGTCAAAAAACAAGTACAATCTCTTGTTCTTTGTAATGACAAACTATTACCAGCCAAAACAGCAGACTATATATTATTATTAGTATTATCGACGGATCCATTTCCAAGTATGACACAATTACTTGAGTTAATATTAGAAGGGCTTTTAGGAGAAAACACAAAATTATTGTTACCTTGAATTATAGAAGACAATGGTGCCGAATTCGGATTAACATATGCACTCATTATGACGTTATTATTGCCAGTAGATGCATTTGTATAATAAGAACTATTATAATAATCTTTGTTAACTATAGATTTATTCCCATTATTAGGATTAACTGCGAGAATAAGTCCACAATCATCTTCAGAACCGCTACTAGAACCTCCAGCAGAAGCCAGCTCTTTAATCGACGCGTCAAAAGCAAGTGCAGAAGCGTCAAGCGCAATGATTGATGACTCCAATGAAACGTATGACGAGTCAAGCGCGCTCTGCGTGACGAACGTCGAAATGTCATTTGATACTACGTAGTCAGTTTCTATTGCACTAACTCTAGTGGAAATATCACTGATGGAAGAGTTGATGTCAGTCGGATCAAAAGAACTTCCGCTGCCACTGCCGCCGCTGCCGCCCCCTGAACTCGTCTCCAAAGTAGATACTCGCTCATTTAACTCAGCAAGTGCAGCAGCAACTACCTTATCACTCTTGTCTATATCCAATTTAGTATAAACAGTCGATGCATCAGCCTTTGCAACTTCTACCGCCTGGACTTCTGCAAGCATGGCATTCTCTTGAGCCTGTATCGACTCGTCAAAAGCCTCAATCTGATCCTCTAGACTCTTCAAGTCTACTAATGCACTCGCAATGACTTTCTCGTGGTCATTCCACGTCGATGCATCGACATAGTCTGACGGATTTATAACAGAACCGCCGCCACCGCTGCTGGTACCAATCTCTTGGTCACCTATGTAAATTTTTTTGCCCATCTTCAAATAATACAGTAAAGTACGTTTTCTTCTTTGTTCTCGAGCGCTTCGTATGCTTCCTGGCTCAAGAACATTTTTCTCATAAAGCGAGCATCTGCCCACTCCTTGAGTTCGGCTTTCATCTCTTCACCGGTCTCAATCTGACTAATAACCTCAGCGAGATAAGCCTTTGTGACTACGTCCATCTCAGCAAGAGCGTCAGCAATCTTCTTATCGATATTATCGAACGATAGACCAATCTCCCGCAATTCTTCTATCTGTCTGCGCAGTTCGCTAATCAAAGGAGTATCAGGCTCTCGTGAAATGACGATGCCAATCTGGTTTTTCCTCAACTGTATATCTGCTGAGGAAATGTTGATATTTTCTTTACATTTTCTCATTGCTGTACGTTAGGTAAAGTTTTAAGGAAATAACCTGTCAGACGGTCAGCCGTCTAATCGTACGTCTGATCGTCAAATGCAGTATCTTCGAGTTTTATAGTGAAACGTGCCTTCAGCGGACCGTCTGCCAACGCTTCCAACTCAGAAGCATTTATATGCAGAACGCCTTCAGGCGTGATGTCTTCAAGTGATTTTGTCACTTTTGAAGCAGTGTTCGTGAAAAACTCGATTTCGAGGGCGTCGAGCTCGCTGGGGCTTAGCGGGGTTCCCTGTTCGGTACTGACGTTGATGACATAATACAGGTCATCTCGCCCCTTGTAAATTGTTTTCATTATGTCAAAAATAAAGATTTAGATATTTATCTACATCATATATAATCGACTTTCCACTTATATTTCATCGCTTTGTACATCGTGACTACTAATTTTTTAGTATGTACATCGAAATATCCTAAAAACAATCTCCCGTTATGCTTCTCGCGAACAAGACAGCATTCGTGCACCTCACCTTCGGGTGAAGTCACCACGCACTCAAAGGGGAGTTTTTCTCCGGTAGTCGAGTACGCTTTCTTTCGTTTGTGACAGACAATTATCATATGAATATTTAATAAAGCGGATCCGCCTTGGCTGACATCAGTTCTCTTTCATCAGCGATACGGCGCTCACACATTTCAAAGAACTGCTCATCTTTCTCGAAACCGATATAGTCCCGACCCTCTCGCATTGCTGCGATTGCTGTGGTTCCGCTCCCCATACAGTTATCCAAAACTATATCGCCAGGATTGGTGTACGTCCTGATCAAGTAGCGAATTAAATCGACTGGCTTCTGGGTTGGATGTATATTCTTACGCTTGTTCGAACAATTCGGAATTTCCAAAATGTTTACAGGATAATACTCGTCATTATACGTCCCTTCACTAGACTGTAAATGAGGAGCAATGTCGTATGATTTCATCTTTTTACCTTTTAGACGATACTTGCCTTTTCTCATTATCGGATAGTAGTTTACAGGGCTATCGAAACAGAATACGAGTACATCTTCTTCAATCTACAAAGGCATATACTTTGCGTTAAAGAAACTTCCAGTTTGTTTCTTATTCCACACCCACTTATGCTTGTAGTTCTTAATATTACTCGTAACGAGTTTCGAAGTAAAAGGCTCCCTTGCGGTCAGTATGATTGCTGCATTTTTTTTACAGATACGTTTGTAATGCTCCCACAACGGTTCAAAAGGTATTATAATATCCCACTTGCAATTGGTCGTCCCATAAGGCAAGTCACAGATGATACAGTCTATGCTCTTATCGGGTATTTTAGACATCCCGACAAGACAGTCTTCACAAAAAATCTAGTTTCTTAACTCGTCTATTGTCATATAATTTAAATGATTTTGTTTAAGTATTTATCATAAAAAACCGGACATCTGGTTTAGACGTCCGGTTAAAAAACGTTTTTGCGAATTTAATTATATGACATAAAAAGAAGTCTAAACTATTTATCACACAAAAAACGGACGCCGCTGCATCCGTTAAAAAATTCGAAATTATATTATAATATGCACTATAGAAAGTTTATCTCAATTCTATTTATCTGAGCAGTACAGTTCCTTAATCACTAAACACTCAATCTCGGAAACGTCCTTTCTCGCTTCTTCGATTGCCTGCTGCCTGGCAAGATGCAGCGCAAGTTTGTGCGCATCATCATAAACTTTATCAAAATCTTTCTGTTTCATACTACATATTAAACAAGTCAAACTGATTAATCTTGCTTGTATCTATTTTATCATCGTCATCCATAATAGTATCAAGCGCGCTTTCCAAGTCATTCTCCGACATCTCGTCTTCAAAAATCAGGAACTTATATCTGGAAAGAACTTCCTTTGCAGCAGAAATACTGCATCTGCGCTTCTTTGCTATTGCTTTTGCTGCTTCTTCTCGCGTGTGTTTAGTCTTCTGAAGAGTATTAACAATCTTTAACTCTTCGTCACTCAAGTCACATTCTTTCTCTACGCGGATTGCCCTGTACAGTTTATCGCCGACTGCGAGTCCTATTGCCATACATACTTTCTGATACATCGAGTCATAGTCAGGATCATCATCGAAGTCAGAAGCCCTCTTCGGACATCCCCATCTCCTGTTGCTAAATCCGTGACATATCTCATTGTACGGCTCAGAATCATACTCGACCACTCCCGACTTCTGTACTACAATCGCGAACGCTCCGCCGACTACGTCCTTGAGTGATTCTCCGCCGGCGTCCAGTACTTCGTCTATCGTCACGAGTTTAGCCGGCTTCTGACCAGACGCTTCCCTGAGTTCGCGAATGAGACTCTTCAGTTCGTTGGCAATGCCCGAAATGGACTTCATCTGTTTTTTCTCTTGCTCTGTCATAATCAATTCTCCTTATAATTATACGGCCTGGTAAGACCTAACGTTTTTATCTTTGTATATGCTGTGCTGCGCTTGCACTTGAAGATTCTCATCGCTTCTCGCACGAGCTCACCCTTGCTTGCTCCTGAGTCCAGCAGTGACTGTAGATACTCTTTCTCAGAACTGTACGCAGACTTCCTAACAGTCGGCATATAATCATACTGTATCAAGTCAAAATAATCCTTCAGCGCTCCACAAGGCATATCGAGAATCTCGTTATAAATCTCTTCGAAGTCACTTGCTTGATATAACCATACAGAATTCTTCCCGTCCACTCGTTCAGTACAGATTTTGAAATATTTAATCAGGACGAATAAGAGCGCGATGTACAGTTCTTGCTCAGTCAGCCCGTTCTCGTACTTCCATAGCAGCATCGCTGTCTCCATACGGCATAGTTCGCTGTATATCTTCTTGTCATACTGAAGCCAGATACCGCTCCCGTTATACTCAGGCATATATCCGCATACGCGGTTCAAGAACCCGTCAAGCGTGGTGTTTAATGCAGAAGTCATCATCAGCTTCTTGATTCTACGTCCATTGTATATCATATGATCCACGAACTCAACCCACTGATTCTCGAGTGAAATGAGTTCTCTTCTGAGTGCACTGACTGTGTTCAAAGGTGTATCCGAACGTCCCAACTGCTGGACTTGCTCGAACAATCTTCTTCTTAAAAGAATTTCTGTTGTTGTGATGTAGTTTTTTACTGTCATACTCATAAAAATAAATTTTTTCTATTAATATTTATTTCTGTGCGGAAAAAAAGTCTATTTAAATTAAAAAATCGTTCGAACTTCACAGTCAGAACGATTAAAGAAAAAATTTATTATTTCAATCCAATGGTAGTAAAAAACTATCAATAGTATTTATTCTTGAGCGGAGAATTGTTTCTTCAAAAATGATTTTAAATGTGCAAATAATGTGCAAAATGTCCAAGTTAAATGTCCAAATTAAATGTCCAAAAAATGTCCAAGTTACCCTTTCAAAAAATCAAATGTCCAGCTGCCTTTAGTATAAGTATGATAAGTAAGGATAAGATTCCTAAATTATAATTATTATCGTAAATGATGTTAAGTATAATGATTAATGATAAGCCTAAAGAAATAATACTTAACAGATACCAGTCTAAGGTTTGCGGACGCTGCGCGCCGCGCAAAGCTGTCGCGACCGGTTTTTTTGCTTCGCTATATTTATTATCATCTTTCGGAAAGTTTTTCCGCTTTCGCGGATGTCTATCCAGCATTTCATCATTTAGCATTCTTTAACATACGCTTGACATCTCGCGCGTGTTACGCGCGTAAGTCAAGTTTCATTATGAAACGGATAAAACAGTTAAATCTACTATTCAAATGTTAAACATAGTTAAGCATACGTCCTCTCGCTTCATTTCAAGCCTTCTGACAGCATTTCATACCTTAGCCTTGCAGTTATCAAGGTCGCTTCATTTCAAGCGCTTAGAATGGAATAAAATCGTTTCTTCTTTCTAAAACAAAAAACCAACCGACTTTCACAAGCCAGTTGGTACAAACCAAATAAAAATTGCAAATTAAAATAACACCATTTTTATATTCAATTCAATAATCCAAAATGAAAGAACGCTATCTTTCTAAACTATTTATCACAGTCTGGACGTTTAGCATTCAATCATCGTTTCATAATTAAACTATTCAAATATGCAAATGTGACAGTCACTTCTTTCATAATGGTTTCCGTGATCCTTCGTGGATTTTTGAAAGTCATTTCCGAATAATCCGGATAAGTCAAGTTTATCTATTCTTATAACAAGCAGTAAAAGCAAGGTCAAGCCAGGTTAAGCAATGTAAAGCCAGGTTAGGCAGACGTCCAGATAAATAGTTTATGAGTGAAGCAAGCAATTATACTACTACCATTCCAAGATTGTCTTCGATCAACAGATACAAATACTTGAAGAGAAAGGCAGAGCGTGCAATGCTGTATAAGCAAGAAGGTCACGGTCAGAAGGTCAGCAAGTTCTACAATTCGTATGCCTGGAAGAATGCAAGGAACGCCTATATCCAAGAACACCCATTATGCGAGTTATCGCTCATTGAGCAGTAGGTTGTCAGTGGCGAGAACGTCCATCACATAGTAAAATTTATAGACCAACCGACTGAAGAACTCTAGTGGCGTCTATTCTTAGACCCAGATAATCTGATGACCCTATCTGCTGAGATGCACTAGACTCTGCATAAGCATAGAGCAGATTTAACAGAAGCCCAATTGGTTTCATTATAGAACCGAAAGGACGCACTGTTCGAAAAATATTTGAAACTCGGAGTGTGCATAGCCTTGCCAAATGATTAAAAAATCTTGACAAAGAAGCAGTAAGAAGAAGTAATAGATTTAGGACTTTTAACAGTCGTTAACAACCCCCGGCCTGGTCTAAAAGTTAAGACCACCTAATCAATGGCCGATGAGGAGCTTCGTGAACGAAGCAGTGTTAAAATGGGGGTAGGTTTTGTTAATAAAGTAAAAATTTTATAAACAAATTTTAGGATATATTAAAATGCTTGGTAAGAAAGAGAAAAAGAAAAATTTTAACAATGCGAAAAAGTATATGGAGTCTGTACGGACGTCCATCATCGCACAATTCGGAAAAATTCCAGGACAATATGAAGCGCAGCTTCAGCAGTTACAGGATTTATATTTTTGTTATCTCTGCGCTCGTGACGAGATGATAGAAGACGAAGACTTTTCAGTAGTCACTACTATTAACGGGGGAAAAACGCTGTCCACTAATTTTTACATTTCGTCGATGATACAGCTGACGAATTCTATCGACAAGATTATAAAGAACTTCGGATTAAATCCGCTTGCGGAAAAGAGAATCAAGGGCGTTGCTTCTGCTCCGGAAACCGAAGAGGATTTTATGAACACGCTCTGATGATCGTTTTATAATGAAACCGACGAAACCAGTTCTGCAAGTTAAGTGGACGTCCTACGCACAAGATGTAGTATCAGGCGTCCAGCCAGCCGGAAAGTATCTCCGACTAGCTTGTCAGCGTTATCTGGATTTTTTTAAGCGTACTGATATTTTTTTCGATTACGAACGTATGGATCGTATCGAGAATTTTATCGGGCATATGCGTCATTTCGAAGGACGCTTTAATGGTGTACCTTTCACACTTCTCCCCTGGTAGAGATGGGTCCTTGCATCAATCTTTGGATTCTATTATACAGCAACTCCTTCAAAGCGAGTGACTGAGTATGTGGTTTTATTCGTTGCTCGTAAAAATGCAAAGACTGCATTATCGGCTGCAATTCTTCTTGCAGAGATGTGTGTTAACCAGGAAGCGGGTTCTGAGCAGTATCTTTCCGCAAATACCCGTGACCAGGCAAGAATCGCTTTCAAGTTTATCAAAGGGTACGCGAAGTCACTTGATCCAAGAAAGAAGCATTTCAAAATATACAGAGATTATATTTCATATCCGAAGACGAATTCTATTTGTAAAGTTCTTTCAGCGGAAGCTGGAGTAAATGACGGTACCAATCCCTCGATATTTTTAATTGATGAGGCCCATGCGGCTCAGACTGACGATATGTTCCAGGTACTTAAATCCGGTCAGGCGATGCGTGAGAATCCGCTTGCGATTGTCATTTCATCCGGTGGTTATCTTATGGACGGGTTCCCGTTCTATGAAAGAATTCAATAGGCGCATATGCAACTAGAAGGTACTGCGAACTTCCCTGACAGCAACTTCTTCGCTCTTTATTAGTTGGACGCTGACGATGATTGGGGTGACGAATCCGTATATGTCAAAGCCAATCCTTCACTCGGCCAGATTGTACAGCCTAAGTTCCTTCACGATCGACTCGAAGAGTCAAAGTTATCGATGACTACTCAAGTCGATTTTAAGATTAAGAACCTTGATATATTTGTCACTGCTAAGAATATCTGGCTTGCTCCGGAAATAGTACTCGATACGTATCAGAAGATAGACTACGAGAAGTTGATAGGTGAGCCGTGTTATTGCGGCGCTGACTTATCATCCACTTCTGACTTGACTGCATTTGCAGCCTGTTGGCCACCAAACGAGTACCGTGACTACTTACCGGACAAGTACATCCTTATGGTGAAGACGTGGGTACCGCAGTGTGCGCTTGAGACGTCCAACGGGACGCTGTACGAAGCGTGGATACATTCGCATCTTCTGAAGATGACAAGCGGTAATTCTGTGGACTATCAGACGATGCTTATGGACATCCTGGAGTTCAACAATAATCATCCGATTATGAAGTTTCACTATGACGAGTGGAATGCCACTTCTTTCACTCAAGCAGCAGTTGCAGCAGGGTTAAATATGATACCGATGTCACAATCATTAGGATCCTTCAATCGTCCTACAAAGGCGATGGAGATAATGATGAAGAATCACGAGATTGTCATCGACGGAAACCCGCTTATTTCGTGGGCTTTCCAGAACTGCGAACTGAAATTGGATATGTACGGCAATTGCAAGCCTGTCAAGGCAAACGGTCAGATAACCAGAAAGATAGACCCTATTATTGCAATGCTTGAAGCGCTTGCCGGTTATCTGTTCGAGCAATTGTTCGGAACCACGGAAATGCTCACTTTAGAGTCGTGATAAATAGATAAATACAATAAATCAATATGAGTTGGTTTAGCAGAAAGAAAGAAAATAAAGTCGTCTTGAAGCGGCTTGAACGCCCGTCAGATTATGATGAGCGTTCGAATTGTGTTGCTTCAAATACCGCAGAGAGTCTGTCATTTGAACAAATACTTTAGCGAAACTTTTCATATCGCTCTATATCAGCAGTCTATGCTTGTATCGAGATAATCAGTAACGCAATGAGTAGTATGCCACTTCGCGTGATGAAAGAGGACGAACACGGCCATAAGGAGTTCGTGAAGCATCATCCGCTTCAGCGAATCTTTAATAACAAGAATATACAGATGATGTCCATTTAGACAATCATCAAGAGCGTGGTGCAAGATGTATTAATCCACGGCAACGGGTATATCCTGGTAGAGCGCGGAGAGACGGGTCTCGTTAACTCGCTTCGTTATATACCAGCTGGTCAGGTCGGCATCGAGTATAACTAGAATTCTAATACCTTATCTTATTGGATAAGCCTATTGGACAAAGACTCGACGAAGCGCAGATACTCACCGCGTGATGTCATCCACGTAGTAAAGGATACCAGAGAAGGTATTACAGGCGTCCCCGTATCGACGTTCGCTAAGGACGTAATCGAACTCACAAAGTCTGCTGAGGAAGCAGCAAAGCAGTTCTTTGAAAGCGGTATGAATGTATCCGGTATATTGGCTTGTAAGACGATGATGAACGAGAAGCAGCGTCAGGACATCAAGAGTTCGTGGGCAGCAGGAAAAGGACGCAACACGCTTCAGATCCTTCCGATGGGAGTCGATTATATACAGTTAGGTGTTGATGGCGCCAAGGGTCAGTTGCTTGAGTCACGTCAGTATCAGACGATAGAGATTGCACGTTATTACGGAGTACCCGCACAGTTCTTGCAATCGTCAGATAAAGTTACTTATACTGCCGGTGCGCTTGAGCAGATGAACCTTATCTTCTTCCAACAGACATTGCTTCCCTTTATTTCTTCTATCGAATCAGAATTCACTCGCAAGTTATTTTATGATGATGACGAATATATTGTCGATATGGACGAAACCGCTTTTCTTTTACGTACAGACAAGTCCACAACTTCTTCTTATCTTTCTACACTTGTCGGTGGCGGTATAATGACAGTTAACGAAGCAAGGCGCGAACTTAATTTAAGCGAACTTGACAATCCTGACTGCAACACTGTCCATATCGCATTCTCAGATGCAAGCAAAGCAAAAATCGGAAATGACTTAACTAATACAAATGAGCAAGAACAAAGTTGAAAAGATATACAGAAGCGTGGAGTCTATGGAGACGTCCGGACGTACAATCCGCGGCGTTGCAATCGTGACCAATTCCTGGTCAAAGGACTTAGGCGGCTTCCGTGAGATTATACGTCCTGACGCGCTTAATGAGGCTCTCATCAAGAAGTCTGATGTAATGCTCAATATCGACCACGATCCGTCCAAAGTACTTGCAAGAAGCAGATACGGACGCGGAAGTCTGAAGTTGATGCGTACAGAGCGCGGTCTCGAGTTCGAAACCGAAGCGCCGAATACTACTTTAGGTAATGACTTGCTGGAGATGATAAAGCGCGGTGACTACTCACAGTGCAGTTTCTGTTTCTCACTCCCGAAGGACGGTGACTTCTGGTATAATGATGACGCCGGTCAGTTATGCCGCGAGATAAAGTCATTCGAGCGTCTGTATGACGTTTCAGTGGTATATGACCCCGCTTATGACGCAACCGAAGTGGATGCACGTTCTCAGAAGATGATAGAGATGTATGCACACTTCGCAGAACTTGAAAAATCTATACAAGATATTTTTCCCGATGACTAAGTACGAAAAAGCAAAGGAACTCAAGCGAAGTCTGCTTGAGATGATTGCGGAAGCTCGGAAAAATCATAGGGACTTCGACGCTGAGCAACAGAAGCAATTCGACGATCAGAAGAACGAACTGATTGCACTTGCTGAAGAACTCAAGGCAACGGAAGATAAACTTGACGAACTGGAAGAGCAGCTCCCTGACGTCGCTGAAGAGAAAGCGGAAGAGAAACCCGCTGAAGGACCAGCAGACGTCCCAGGAGAAGAGCAAGAAGGTTCGGAAGAGAAACCCGCTGAAGAGGAGAAGTCTGCTGATGATGAAGAGAAACCCGCTGAGGCACCTGGCGATGCCCAGGATGAGCCGAAAGATGATGAGCAGCCAGATACAAAGGCTGACTCAGAAGAGCCGTCAGAAGAGCCTGAAAACGATTCTGATGAAAGCAAGATAAATAACGAGAATGACTCTGAAAGTTCTGATGAGGATGTAAAGAATCCTGATGAGGACGAAGAGAAGAAAAAAGAAACTAAATGTAAAGAGTTTTATTATAATAAAATGACTAACAAGACAAACAAATTCTCGCTGGTCGGTGCTATCCGCGCCGCAGCCGACGGTCGTCAGTTTGACGATTACACAGCTGCCGTCATCGAAGAGGGACGCAAGCAGCTTCGCGCTTCTGGTCAGCAAAGTTCTGCTCAGATTATTCTTCCTACTGAAGAGCGCACAATTACCGTGAGCGATAATCACGATAGTATCATTGAGACGCAATTCACTGATATTCTTGACATTCTGAACGCTTCACCTGTTATGCAGAAGGCTCGCTCGCTGAGCGGATTGGTTGGGGACGTTCAGGTTCCACAGATTCTTGCAGGTACTGCCGGTGAAGGAAACGTAGGGGCTTCATGGCTCGGAGAACTGCAGGAGAACACTTTGTCTCACTTCAAGTTCGACCACCGTATGCTCAGCCCAAAACGCCTCAGTACAACTTTGCTACTGTCAAAGAGTTTCATTATGCAGGACAGCATCGGCGTCGAGAATGCCGTAAGAAAAGCTCTTGCTGATTCTGTACGTCAGAAGTTGGAGACTACATTCCTGAGTGACGAGGCTGGTACTACCACAAAGCCTGTCGGTATCTTCTACAATAAGAACGCTACAAGCGTGACTTCTTTCAAGGATCTCTGTGAGTTCGAAGCAGTTGCTGAGCGCGCTAATTACAATGCTCCTATGGAGTATCTGCTTTCTCCAGAAGCAAAGGCAGAGATCCGCTCTTGGAACTACGGTGGTGGCCGTACAGGTCGTCTCGTTATGGAAGGCCAGGAAATCGACGGTACTCCTTTCATCTCTACTTCGAACGTAGAAGCAAAGAAGTTCGCTTATATCAATTGGAACGACATCCTGGTAGCAACTTGGCAGGGTCTCGAACTCGAAGTAGCCAACGATTTGGCACTCCAGCGTACCAACCAGATTGCACTGACTCTGTCAGGATTCTTCGATTGGATGGTTCTGCGTCCCGAAGCTATTCAGTACGCAACAATCGAGAAGGGTTCTACTATCGATCCAAGTACTAACGACTGATAAAAAACCGAACAAAAACGGGAGAGTATCTCTCTCCCGTTTCCATATGAAACACGACTATGACAGCATACATAGACCTCGATTTAATCAAGCACCAGCTGAATCTTGACGCTGACTTCTGCGACGATGATGAGTATCTGCTCGTCCTTGCCGACGTTGCTGTCCGTGCAGTCGAGAATCATATCGACCAGAATATAGAGAAGTTCGTAGATGACGGGAAACTTGACGCTCCGCTTCAGCACGCTTGTCTACTTCTCATCGCTACCTGGTATCAGAACCGCGAGTCAGTGACGTACGGAGCAGTACTTCAAGTACCACACGGTCTTGAGTATCTCCTTCGTCCATACATCAATATGAAAACACGATGAAAGCCGGATTATACAATAAACAATGTACAATTCTCCGGAAGACAGTAGTCACCGGTGAGTATCGTGACAAGGAAGCGTGGGTTCCCGTTCGCGAGACCAAATGCAACTTTGCCTGGATTGCCGGTAATCGAGAGATTGATAATACGGAGATGTTCTACAGTCAGACTGCAAGAATAACGCTCCGCTCATATGTCGATATAGAAGATGAGGATCATATCATCGTGGACGCAGTCGAGTACCGCGTCATTTCCATAAATCGCGAGATTGATACTACGCACAATGCGATAACAGTTAACGTAGAGAAGATTAACAAATGAGGTTAACAGAAGCGATACTTGGTGGTCGGAAGAGAAATACTCACTACGGCGGAAAGAAGAGCAACAAGAAGATAGAGATTCGCGCTGACGAAGATGTCAGAAAACTCGACTTGATGGCTTGTCTGCTCGGAGAAGGATATTGGAACGTTAAGGTTGAGACGCTGCGTGATGCAGCCAATAAAATGAAAGCATCTATCGAAGCCGCTTTACGAGCTGCTTTCCCGAGAGCTTTCCGTGAAGAGAATATCAATAAGAAGGGTTATAATGATACGATGTCAGAAGGTATCGTAGACAAAGGAGTTAAGGGCGGTGCCAATCATATGTCGATTCAAGTTGATATACTTGGAAAAAGAGATAAAAAATCCGGTACTTATCGACTTAGATTCTTCGAAGAGGGTGCATTTAGACATCCTAAGCGAGATAAAGACGGGCGCGAGCGTGGTGACCTTCCGCACTTCCACTTCTTCAGGACCGGTGTTGCAAAGATAAACTTCGTCGAGATAGTCAAATAGCATATTAATGAGATAGGTGATTAATTATGTATAATGGTATCCATATAAACAAGTACGTAAAGAAGTGGCTGACTTCTGACAGTCGGCTTCTTGAATTGGTTCCGCGCCAGAATATGGCGCCGCTGATGATAAGTCCAACTGAAAGACCAATCATTACGTGGGCTCACGGACCTATCGAACCTGATTATGCTAAATGTCCAGACGGAGTAGTAGTGGACCACGTGCAAGTAGGAATTCTAATCGTGACGAATGACTATGAGCAGGGCGTTGATATTTGTGCAAGGGTTCGTGAGATTCTCGAACTTCAGCAGTACAATGATGCAGACATCCATATACCGCTCATTTCGATTCTCGATATATCCGAAGATTCGGTTAATGACTCATACACGCAGCAGATCACACTCGATTTTGAGATAGAATCTGAGCGTGACTGATAAATATTAAAATTTTACCAAATTCTATAGATTATGGCTAAAACATATGTAAAGGGAAACCTTATCAACATTTTTTACAAAACTGGTACTGATACTTGGGCATATTTCGCATATGGTCAGTCTCACAGCCTGCAGATCAGTTCTTCTACAACTGAGATTAGTTCTAAGGACCACGGCAATCATCCTGATCAAGAGGTCTCTTCTACTACTTTCACGATGTCGGGAGAATTTTATTTTACAAAAGACAATGCCACAAAAGCCATTGCAATGGCAAATGCAGCTAAGCCTATCACATTCGCTTTTGCGAAAGTTGCTGACAATGCAACAGGCACTCTCGCTGCTGACGGCTTGTCTGGTGTGACCGGTTACGGCGATACTGCTGCTTTCACAATCGACAGTTCTGCTGCAACTTCTTTCGTAGAGTACGGAAACGGTATCATCACTTCTGCAAGCATCACTGCACAGCAGGGTGAAGTTGCCACAATCTCTATCGACATCACCGGTCAGGGTGCTCTGAGTACTTCTGAGCCCTCAACCACTTACACTTATAGTGCATCTTGATAAATTCTCGTTGATGCATTCTTGCTTCGCATTTTGACGGGCTGGCATTTATTGCCGGTCCGTTTCGTTTTTGATAAATACTAAAAATTAAGCTCTGATTAAAGATGAAAGTAAAAATCAACGAGAAAGAAGTAGAACTGAAGTTCAATTTCAAGACAGAACTCATTTATGAGGAGATTGCTAAGGCATCATTCGACGGGCAGACCACTACATCGTGGATTAATCTGTTCTATTCTGCAATTGTCGCCAACGGGGGTGACGGAGTTGCAACCTATAAGGAGTACATCGACTGGTTAAATGAGAATCCGGATGTCTTCTATGACTTTATTGCCTGGCATACTGAGACTATGGCTAGCATTTCTTCACTCACCAGACTGACCGCTGAAGCAGAAAAAAAAGCGAAGGGGACGACGGGAGGGAAGAAGAAGACGAACTGAGATGGCATTTCTGGCTGAAGATGCTCGTTTTTGAGTACAGAACTGTCAGCCTTGAGTACTTTCTCTTCAAGATGCAGCCTTCAGAGCTGCGAATGGCCGCTGAGAATCTCAGATACTCCTTCCGACCGCTGTGGGACGCTGCAAGAATCCTGTCTTTATACTCAGTTGCACCTTATTCTAAGAAAAAACTGAAGTTAAAAGACGTTTTTCCGCTCCCTTGGGACGATGATAACGAACCGGCGCACGA